TCTTTATTTATTTTTTACTAAATAGAAATGAACAAAGACAAAGGTAAAAACAAAAACAAAAACAAAAACAAAAACAAAAACAAAAACAAAAACAAAGCATCGAAAAAACTTCTAAAAGATTTTTGTGGATGTATTAAGAAAGTACGTAGTTATATTAAACCTATCAAAGGAACAAAAGAATCTGCTTCTATCGCAATATGTACGAAAAGTGTATTACAAACAAAAGGAAAAACTCTCCGAAAGTTCTCATGCCGAAAAGGAAAACTTTTCACTCAAAAGAAGAAAAAGAATTAATTAGGAGAATTTAAAAATGGAATGACTGCTCCTTCTGTACCAGTCACTAAACAATTTCCTTCCTTACATGTCTTCCCTGGTATTCTATATAACCAATTTTGGTAAGAATCTTGATCATTAGGAACTGTTGTAGAAGGAGTTGTGTAAAATTGTCTCTGACTTTGACTACGGTTAAATACATCCGTAGGATCATTTACAAATTGTGTATGAAAGAAATCATCTAATTGTATATTGACAGATGGATCTAATACTGAAGCAGCAGGGGCTTTCGTTGGATTATACTTTATCTCATCAACTAAAACATTCATAAAAGGATTTTTTGCACTAGGATATGTTACAGAAGATCCTATAACTTCTTCAAGAATACCATCCGGGAGTGATAATTGTGTAGTATTTGTAATATTTTGATATGTTTCTACTTCTTTTTTATCATTTGTAGTATAATATATCATAAAAAGTAAAATAATAAGTAATATAATTAATATAATATTTAATACTTCCATCTACTTTGGCTCTACACTCAATTCTTATTCTTTTTATTTTTAGCATCTAACTTTTTCTTCAAACGTTCTCTTACTAAATTTAAGCGAGCACTTCCTTCATTTCCAGATTTCTTAGCAAAATCCATATCTCCAAAATCAAAAGCACCTTTGAATCCTTCTAAAATTTCTACAAATGCCGGATTATTCTGAAATTCTTGTATTAATTCTTCTGCTTCTTTTGCGAGTTCTTGTGGTTTAATTTGCCCAGATTGAATTTTTGCTTGTAGTTTCTTTCCAATTCGTTTTAAAGCATTTTGAATTAAATTGGGATTTTTACTAGCAACAACCATTAAAATTTCAAAAGCACGAGATGGATCTTTTTCACATGCCGCAACATCTTCTGGAGAAAATCCAAAATCTTCGGGATTAAATTCTTTCACTAAATCTTCTGCTAATTTGGCAATCTGCCCTTTTAAAAACTTTTCCGGTAATGGAGGAAGATTTTCTCCATTCTTTCCAAATAAATCAAAAAAACGAGAAGACATTTTATTAAAATCTACATTCTCCATCTTTGATCTCCATTCACGCATCATAGAATCAACCCATTCTTGAGTTATACCTTCTACATCACCCGTTGTATAAATTACACATAAATCAAGAATTGAATTATATTCTTGAATCGCTTTTATTGTATTTTGTGATAAAGAATCCCAAATACTTTTTGGAATTACTACACCTGGCAATACAATAAGAGGATTCTCTTTACGATTCTTTAATACTGTTGATTGGTATTTTGTCATTCTTTCAGATTCAGGAATCATTTTAGCAGCCGTAATATCATCATTCAATTCTGGACAAGTTCCTAGCAGATCTACACAGAATTCATCATATTTTGTTTGGAAGGTCTCGTCCATTTCTTTTTTGGAAATAAGGTTTTTCTTTAGGTTTTACTACACATTTGCTTTTTGACAAAGAATACATAAAACTTTTAAATATTTCCAAATATTACTTTTATTTGTATCAGAAAGATTATCCCAGTGCTTATCAAAAATAGAAAGTGCTGGTGAAATGTCATTAAATTCATTCTCAATCTTCATACGAGCATATTCAACAATATATTGTGAATCTTCACGATTGATTGGCTCATGTAAAGGAAGATAAATATGATTATAAAACATATCAACAATTGTTCTTGGAGAACTTTTTGCTGCTAATTCTAAAAACATTATTGTACTTTTAATATCACGTTCCTCCGGAAAGATAAAAGATAAATCCTCAAAAAATTTAATTAATTGTGTATTAAATACTTTTAGAAAACTTGACATTTTTACTATATTTATAGTATTTATTCATCTTTATATGGGAACTCAGACAGGTCTTTTTACATTTGGCATTCCATTCTCTCGAGAACGTTGATATTCTTCCATTTGTTTATCAAACATTTCTTCTTTTTTAGATCGAGTACGTCCTTGTTCGCTCTTACCGGGATAAAAGTCTTGAGATGATTTATCTCCTTTCGCATTTGCTCCACCTAGAAATTCAAATGCTCCAGGAATTGTAGAACCTCCATTTCCTTGAACACTAGTATCCGAATCATTAAAACTATATCCTACTCCTTTTGCAAAACTTACATTTTCAGCCATACTCCATCCATCAATCTCAGAATTTGTTTCTTGATTGCTATTTGATGTTTGAGTCATCATTTTCTTTTCATATAACCAATTCATTACTTCTCCATCTGTTCGTGGTTCCCCTTCACCTTGAATTACAAGAGTAGGAACTTTCTTTAACCATTTTGGTAATGCTTGTTGTAATGGTGGATCAACAGATATAAATTGAAAATCCTTTTTATAAGGAGTTTGAGATAATTCCATAATAAAAGCTTTTGACCAAGAACATTTATTTGAATAAAAACATATATGTTTCTTATTCTCCATTACTAATTTCTTAGAACTCTGAAAATTTTGAAAACCGCAGAAAAAACATAAAAATGAAAAAATTGTTTTTCAAATTAAAGCCAAAATATATAGTTAAAAAGATGGCTACCGGAGGTTCTTCATTTAAAAATTTCTCATATGAAGGAAAATATACTCTTACATTTCAACTTACAAATTCTCATGTAACATATGCGAATACTATTCGTCGTGTTATGCTATGTGAAGTACCATCTGTTGGGTTTCGTGCTGATATTCTAAAAGATGGTTCAACAAGTGATGTTGTAATTGAAAAAAATACAACTGCAATGTCAAATGAAATGTTTGCTCATCGTATTGGTCTTCTCCCCATTCATGCGAATCCTAGTACATGGGAACCAAATAAATATGTATTTCAATTACATGTTGAAAATACAAGTGATAAACCTCTTGACGTAAAGGTTTCTGATATTGAAGTATTTGAAAGAAATTCTGATGATGAACTTATTAAAATTCCTAATACTAAATTCTTTCATCCTGATCCTATTACTCATGATACTTGTCTATTGGCTGTTCTAAAACCAAAAATTGGTAAATCAGCACCAGAAGTCGTGGCTTTTAAAGCAAAGGCAAGTGTTGGTATTGGTCTTGAAAATGTTCGTTTTAGCCCAACAAGTCAATGTTCATATTCATATACTCGTGATAATTCTGAAGAAAATCTAAAAGAAATCTTTATTCAATGGCTAGATCGTAATAAAAAAATAAATTATGTTGAACTTGAAAATGATAAAGATTTAAAAGATAAATATACACGTGAATTTGAAACTATGGAGGCACAACGTTGTTATGTAAAAAATGAAAAAGGAGAACCTACTAGTTTTGATTTTACTATTGAAAGTGTTGGTATCTTTGATCCTTATGATATTCTAATTGAAAGTTTAAGAGTTATTGAAAAGAAATGTTATATGTATGCTGCTATTGATAAAGATCTTCCTGAAAATGTAAAAATTCAACCTACTAAAAAAGAAGCTCGTGGATTTGATATCTACTTTCAAAAAGAAGATCATACTCTTGGTAATCTATTAAGCACATGGATGGATGAAAATATTTTAGATTCTGATAGTCTAAAAGAAGGAAGTATTCAATTTGTTGGATATTGTGTTCCTCATCCTCTACGTGATGAAATGATGATGACTATTATTGCGAAAGATGATCTTGTATGTCGTAAAGCAATTAGTGCTGCTGCTATGAACTGTGGAAAAATGTTCAAATCATGGCGTGAAACTCTTATTTCTCAACGTAAATAAAATAAATTCTTTTACAGATATCAAATTCTTTTAGAGATATCAAATTCTTTTACAGTACCGACATATCCAGACTGTAATACATTTTTTACATCTCCATTCTTTACAGGTATCACATTTAAATTGACCGAATATTTTACAAAATATATGATTATTTAATAAAGGGTCTGTACATTTACCACATCCTTTACAATCGCATACTCTTTTTACTATTGGTTCTAATAAATCTTCAGGCCATGTAACTTTTTTCATTTATATTTAAAAATATAAATAAAAAAATATAAAAAATCAAATTTTTACTAATTAATCAACTTCTTCTACCTTTGGGCCAGGATTCGAAGGCATAGGCATCTGCTCTGGTTTATCACCTTCAGAAGGCATTTGCGTAGCATATAACTTCATCATAATCGGCTGGAGTTCCTTCTCAGCTTCTGCTTTCTTTTCTTTATAAACTTCTACTACTTCATCACTATGGTCATCTAACCACGCAATATGTGTTGTTACACAACTCTCACCATTCTCAATATCATTCACAGGTAGCTTCGCCTTCACCTTTTCATCACGTAGTGAATTACGAACATTGTATAAATATGACTCAAGATCATTACGAGCCTCCACCTTTAGCATCTTCTCTTTATCAGCCGCCGCATTGAGTTCCGCATCACCAACCATCTTCTCAATATCTTCCTTACTTAGACGACCTTTCTCATTCTTGATAGTAATATTATTAGACTTACCAGTAGATTTCTCAACTGCTGATACTGAAAGAATTCCATTCGCATCAATATCATATGTAATCTCAATCTGAGGAACGCCACGAGGCATTGGTGGAATACCTTCTAAACGGAAAGTTCCTAGAAGATTATTATCTTTTGTAAATTGACGCTCCCCTTCAAATACACGAATATCTACTGCTGGCTGATTATCAGCATATGTGGAAAATGTCATATTTTTCTTAGCAGGAATTGTAGTATTACGCTTAATAAGAGTTGTCATGACATTACCAGATGTCTCAATACCGAGAGAAAGAGGTGTTACATCTAGCAATAGAATATCAGTAGTTACATCATTCTTGTTATTGCCAGAAAGAATATGTGCTTGAACAGCAGCACCATACGCAACAGCCTCATCAGGATGAATAGAATTACATAAATCCTTTCCACCAAAAAAATCCTTTAATAGTTGCTGGACACGAGGAATGCGCGATGAACCTCCTACAAGTACAACATCATCTACATCTCCCTTGCCAACCTTAGAATCACGTAATACTTGCTCTACTGGACCTAGTGTAGAGCGAAATAGATCATCACATAGGCTCTCAAACTTCGCACGAGTTAGCATAAACTGCATATCAATTCCATCAGAAATACTATCTACTTCTAGCATTGCCTGTGTGGAAATAGAAAGAGTCTTCTTGACTCGCTCCGCTGCTAGACGAAGACGAGCAAGTGCCTTTGGTGACTCCTTTAGATTAATTTTATTTTTCTTTTTAAATTCTTCTACAGCCCAATCTACAATGCGATTGTCAAAATCTCCTCCACCGAGAAGCGTATTACCGCTTGTAGCCTTTACCTCAAAAATACCATCTTCTACTGTGAGAAGTGAAACGTCGAAAGTTCCCAATTTGTTATCGTTTGGGAGTTTAACCCAAACCTCTTATAGTTTCCTATAAGTTCAGACTATATCTTACATCATCTTTAAAAGCATTGTTTTATATTCAGCAATATTTCTAGGAAATACTACATCATATTTATATCCGTTTTTTTCAGCATATTCATTCGCAGTTTTTTCTTTAGCAGCAAATTTTCCAGTTTCTACTTGCTGTTTATGCCAACAATGGTCATCTTTCATTTCTACATATCTTTTATGATTTGTTAACTCAAAGTCAATTCTATAAGTTCTTTGTTTTTCTTGAAACAAATAAGGAATATTAGGGCCATTTTTAATAGGAATTTTATGTTGTTCACACCATTCTATAAATCTTCTTTCATAAACACTTTGCCAACAAATATTTTCACCATTCTGTAATTTTAATTTACGAATGCGAAATGTTTTATTTACAAATGAACAGTCTTTACAAAAAAGTTTTATTTTATTTTTAACAACTTCTAAATCTCTATGTATAAATTTACATTCACAGTTTTCACAAATGAAAGATATATATAATGGTTTTTCTACAATATTATCTTTTATATTTACTAACATAGGTGTATATTTTGTTTGATTATATACACGATATGTTGGTTCATATGTCCATCCAGATAAATCTTTAATTTTACCATTATTTATATCTACTATTCTAGATTTAATACGATTAAAATCATCAATGGTTAAATGTATATGAAAATAATTATCTTTAAAATCATCATCTTCTTTTTCCCACTCATCATGAGATTTTTTTAGATGTTGTTCTAAAGTGTTATTTTTTACTTTAACTATTTCTTTTTTTTCGTACTCACCAGCAATAATATTTGAGAAATTTTCTTTCATAAAATGTGATTGTAATTCCCGTTTACTATCTTCCTTATTTCTACAAGCAACACAATAAGAACCATCATTATTAACTTTTCTCATAAAAAGATTTAATGTTATTTCTTGAAAGATATTACATGTTATACATTTATATTTTATTAGATAAGAATTATTTCTTGGAATAACTTTATCATCAATGATTAATTTATAAATAGGTATATTCGTATTTGAATATTTAGTTATAATTTTATCAATTGATAGAGATTTCCATTCTAAATTCTTATCACTATTTTTATTGCGAATTGAAATAATGCTTTGGATATATTTTGCTTCCATTCTTCCTATTATAGGTAACACCTTTATATTTAAGTGTTTTGCCGGAGGAGGAACCTTTGATAATGCCCGTGCACTCGTGGGTATAAATACCTAGTCGTTGAACCTTCCCTTTCGGGCTTGGCTGCTGATTGTCCAATCCTTTAATTTTTCAAACCTTCACACTCGCATCCTAAGGGATACCATGTTGTGGTATTAAAGGCTCTAAGAAGTTTCCAGCAGTTCACACGGTTTTTTTACTTGGAAGCAGTTTAGTAAATAAGTTTACCACCAAGGTCAAATATGACTACTTTACGCTCAGAATCCGTTTTATTATTCAAACCATACGCAATACACGCACTCGTAGGTTCAGCAAGAAGACGTAATACATTGAGTCCCGCAATACGACCAGCATCTTTTGTAGCCTGACGCTGATTGTCATTGAAATATGCGGGAACTGTTACAACAGCATCAGTAATTTCTACACCTAGAAAACTCTCAGCCATACCTTTGAGTTTCTGGAGAACCATCGCAGAAATCTCTTCAGCATAATATTTCTTAGTTTCACCTTTAAACTCTACAACAATCTGAGGGCGATTGTTACCATCATTGATGACCTTATAAGGCCAATTCACCATCATCTTTTGAACTTCAACATCATCAAAAGGACGACCGATTAGACGTTTTGCATCAAAAACGGTATTTTTAGGATTTGTGGCACTCATGGACTTCGCAGCCTCACCAACAATACGCTCTTCCTCTGTAAATGAAACGTACGAAGGAACAGTGCGATTTCCAGATTCAGATGAAATAATTTCTACTTTTCCATCTTTCCAAACAGCCACCATGGACATACATGTAGCAAGATCAATACCAATAACATACTTAGAAGATGAAACAACCATTTTACTTATTCTAAAATATTATACTACTAATGCTTTATATCATTTTAATTTCAATTTTTTATTTACGGCAATAACAAACTAAATACTTTATTAGAGACTTATAGGAAGATGGAGAATGAAAATAATCCTGATGAAATAAATTTTGAACTAGGAGATAAAATCCATATTCTTGGAGGAAGATTTAATAATACAAGAGGAAGAATCTATTATTTAGATGAAACATTAATAAGAATTTTACCAGATGGAGTATCTGATCGTTTAGTAGATTTAGAAATTGAAGATGGTTATTTGAAAGAAGAATATGAAATAGAAAATCTTTTTGTAGTTTCTAAACGAATAAATCCAGCATTTGTAGTTCAACAAGATTATAATGTGGGTCAAATGGGAGAAGCATTTAGAGGATTAGAAGGAACACCAGTAGGCAAATATGGAATTGTTGAAGTAAATGTAAAAGAAGATATTGTTGTTTTAAAAGATTTTAATAATGATATAATAAGTTTAGAGTGTAGATTTAGAGGTATTCCATTAGATTCTAGTATTGATGTATTACGATCAAGAGAAGCTCCATCAGTACCTCTTAATGAAAATGTAGAAGAAGAAACTCAAGAAGAAAAAGCAATACAAGGAGAAGATGAAGAAGAATTAGATTTAGGAGAAGAAGAATTTGTAGAAGCACCTATAATTGGACAAATACAAGAAATAGAATCTGCTCTACGAAATTATCCAGACAATGTTCAACGATCTGATATGTTACAAGATTTAATTTCAAAATTAGATTTAAAAGCCCAGAAATCTCCGCAGAAAATTCAAGATATTCGTAAATTAACAGAATTATGTTTGCTTTTACGTAATGAATTGGTTGAATATGAGAAAAATGGAGTTCCTAGTGGAAAGAAAGCAACATCATTTGATACATTAATAGATCTAGTAACAAATTCTAATAATTCATTTTCTATACCAGTTCTTGATGTTAAACGAGTATTATATTTGGATACAATGAATGATGAAATAACAACTGATTTAAATGTTCTTCCTCGTAATTATAGTAATCAAATAATAAAAGAAAATGAATTTGCTACAACACAGTTTGTAGGTAATCAAAATGTAGTATCGGATGATATATTACCAAATTGGTATATTGGATGGGATCGTTATAATAAAGATTTTTTTATTTCATGGAGTTCTGCTTCAAAAAATAATACATATAAATTTATACAAGATAAAGAATTTTTTAGAGCACCATATCCCGATGATATTGATACACCAAATGTGGATGGATTACCAGTTGTTGGATTAGAAAGAATTAAAGGAGAAATACTACCTGTTACATTTGATTATGTAGGTAGTATATTATATAGTGTATTACGAGGATTGAAAGGAAGATCTAAAAAATTAAAAGATAAAGAAGAATCAAGATTAATTGAATCAAATGAAGAAGCTTCTGTAAATAGTTTTTTATTATTTCCAAAATTATATGAACGAGAATTTGGTTCAACACGTTCTGGAAAATTAGCATTTGATATTGGTCGTTCTATGGATATTTTAAAGACAATATCTGACATATTAAAAGAACAAAATGGTATTAGTAATATTCCAAGTGTGGGATCAATTGTTGCGGTAGGTTCTTCAGAAACATTTTGTGGAAATATTGTAATAGAAGATTGGTTAAAAAATATTCCATTACTTTTACATGGATTAGGAGATGCTTTAGTCGAATTAAAATCATATGGTTTTTCTCAAAAGGAATTCTCATATGGGCAACAAAATGTATTAATAGATAAAATAAAAGAAAATATTGCTCATATTAAAAGTCATATTCAATATATAAGAGAGAAAGCAGAACAAGATATTAAAACTATAGTTTTTACAAATAAGAATCTATTAAATCCAGAACGAACAGAAGAATTTATAGGAATATTAAATTCTGAGCCAATTCTACAACAATATATTTCTATTCTACAAAAGAGACTTCCTTTCTATCGTAATAATGATGTGGCAACATTTTCTGGCTTACATCTATATGCTCAAGATTTATTATATGCTACATTGGCTGGATATCCAGAGGCTTTAGTAAAATATAGAACACAATTTGTGAATAAACAATTTGTTGAAAGTCTTCAAGAAGCATTTTTATTAAATATAAAAGATGAAAGTAAATTATATGAGCCTGAGCCGAATACTTGTAATCATGTAAATAGTTATAATACAATAAAACGAGTAAAAGATGATAGCCAGCGTATGCAACTTCTTTCTAAATTTTTAACACAATTCCAAAGTTATAAAAAAGATAATTTTATATATTGTATTTTATGTGATAAGCCATGTTTATGCGAGCATGAATATTTATTATTACAAGAGTTTTTATATCCACGTGAAAAGGAAACAATTCATAAAGAATTATTATTACGATTTTCTGGAGGAGTATTTCAAGGAAAATTTATATGTAATAATGATGGACAGCCAATATCTGAATTAGATTTTGATACATCATTAGAATATAGTGATAGTGGTGCTCCATTAATAGGAAGAAGTGAGTTAGTAGATAAAGATGCGATAGCCCAAGATGAAATAGATCAACGTTTAGGAGTACCAATTGGAAGTATTCAAGAGCTCCAATTTGATACTCCAGCAAAAACATTATATTATCAAAAAGCAAGAGAATTATTTGATCATGTTGGTATATTTCCAGATGGTGATGGATATTTATTTATAGTCAATGGAGTAGATTCTACAATTCTTAGAAGACCTACTAGAGAACAATATGTTGCTGCAGAGAAAACTAGAATTAAACAAGGACAAAAAGCAAAGTCATTAGATTATGATATATATATTAATAGAATAATGATAGGTGCTATTTTAGCATATTCTATAGTAGAAATTCAAACACATATACCAAATTATATTCCTAGATATTCTACCCATGGATGTGTTGTTGATTTAAGAGGATTTCCATTAGGAAAAGATACTGATAAAAGAATCATGGAATATATATCATGTGTGGCATCAAATATAGTAATATCAAAAGGAGATGCTACAAATGATCCTTGGAGGCTTTCACGATTTCAAGATGAGCGAACAGATAAAAAGCGACAAGATTCTATATTGAAATTTATTGAAGGAATCTTTAAAGAAATTCTAATATATGTGGATGTTCAAACAAAACTATCAAAGAAGAAAGAATATTTATTATCAACATTTGGAAAACCTGAAGGTACATTTATTGAAGGATTTGAAGAATCGATTCCTCAAGGATTTACACCATTTTTTTATATAGATATTGAAGAAGTTATAGTTCCTGACGCAGCAAATGAATATGAAAAAGTAAGAGGATATATTTTAGAAACACATAAAGAAGCTAAAGATACTTTAAAGAAAGAATTATCTCCATATGCTGAAAGAACATGTTGTTTCCAACCTATCCAATATCCACTTGAATTTTGGAATAAAAAAGTATTAGTGAAACTTCCTAGTAAAAATGTTCCACGAGGGCCTATAAATAGTCACTCTGGATTCAAATTTAATCTTAGAAAAGAAGATATACCTGTATTTAATGTTACAAAAGATGATTATTATAAATTATTCTTAAAAGTATGTTATACTGGTATTCATATAGGCTTACCTCATGAATTTGACTATAATAATATATGTTTTTATTGTGGATTTAAGAGAAGTAATGAAAGTGAAGATAAAGAAAATATAGAAAGAGGATCATTAGAAGAACAAAAAATAGAAATAAATGAACGATCATTTCAACATTTATTAGATGCTGTTCATAAAGCAAATTCTCAAAAACCAAATCCAAAAATAATTATTGAAAATAAAAATGAAATATTTAAACTATTATATGATATTCAACCAGCGCCATTTGATAGATGGAGAGAATTATTAAATACAACAATACAAGAATTAATAAAATTACCAAAAGATGCAAATGATGAAGATTTTGCGAATGCGTATGGAGAAATATCAAGTTATACAATAGAATCAATTGAACAGATTGGTGGTTTTATAGATGATAATGAAAAAGCAACATTACTACAAATTTTAGAACAACCATTACGACAAGTGATTGAAACATTAGAAACATCTTTATTATTACCATTATCAAGAATAATAAAAGGATATAATTTAGAACAATTAAATCTACCAAAATCATATAATTTAGATGGATCAATAGTAGATGATATTAAAAAGTTTATAAATCTTCATACATTTTATTTAGAAAATCTAAAAGATAAAGTGACAGGATTTGCTAAAAATAAAATAATATATGCTGTTTCACAATTATCAATATTTATATCGATATTTCAAAATAAGATACGATCCCCTTTAATATTGGGAGGAAAAATAGGATTACCATATATATTAAAAGGTGCTATCATAAGTATATTAAAAGATATGTGTGATCCAAATGTATTTAATACAGAAGGTGATATAAATGATAATACAAGTCGTGTCCCGACAATGGTATTGAAATCATTATTATATAAATATAGAAATGAAAGATTTAAACTTACGGATGAAGAAATTCGTATTGAAATTGCGAAACGTGATGAAAAAGAGAGAATGTTAATAATTTCTAAATTTGATAGATTAACAAAAGAAGAAAAAGCAATTGAATTAATGCAGAAACGTCTTGGTATTGGAGAATGGTCTGTTGGAGGAACAAAGGCAATTTATACATATAATCCAGAACAATACGAACGAGATAGAGAACAACGAATACAAATGGGATTTACAGGACAAGGGCAAGGACAAGGAGAAGATGTTCAAAAAGATAAATTTTATGAAGAGAATGCCGCTTATGAAACGCATCAAACGGCTGAAGATGATTATTAATTCATAAAATCTAATAAATAGCAGATGAAAGTTATATTATTAAGTTCTTGTTTTTATTTATTTGGAATTGTTATAGTTCTATTTATAAAACCATCATTTATGTTTGATGATAAAGGTAATTGGAAAGAATTTAGTTTTACTCAAGATTCTAAGCATACATGGTTTCCATTTTGGTTATTTTGTATTCTATGGGCAATATTATGTTATTCTTTTACAAAATTTTTATTAAGTTCTAAATTAAATGATATGAATTCCAATAATGATATGAAACCTGGATATTATGTATTAGATAAGAAAAGTGGAAAATCTTCTAAAATTCCAAAATATGTTTATCTAGGCCCCGATGGAGAAGCATTAGGAATGAAAGAAGGAGGAAATGAAGTAAATATAATAGAATAATCTTTTCTTGGTTATAGATGAATATAGTAGATCCATTATTTCCATATGATATAAAAACACAGAATCAAATTGAATCATTTTATAATAAAATAGCAACAAAAGTTGGTAAAAGAGATAAATTTATATATACACAAAGTGAAGATGGAAATCTCGAAACATATGATAAAAAAACAAATGAATTAACATCAAGTATTCCGTTATATTATTATAGATATTATACAAAAGATGAACTTCAATTACTTGAAACTGAAAGAAAAGATTCAATTATTGCTATTGAACAGCAAATTGATGTAACACGTAGTTTATTAAGAAAAGCATATGAAGAATATAAAACAACACAAAATTATACAAATTTTTTAAAATATAATGAAGAAATGAAAATATTAGAATTAAAAAAACTATTATTTCGTTCTCCAGTAAGAGATATAAAAACAATTCAATCAGTTGAAACAAGAGATATTGATTTTGAAAAACAATATGAAATAAGAAAAACAAAAGATGTATTTGTAAATATATATCGTGAATATCCCTTATGGAAATTATATGGAAAATATACAGATTCTAAAGAAGTTCTTGAAGCAAGTATTCAAAACCAAACTGTACTTAAAGAAGGAGAAGTATTTTTGAAAAATGGAAAGATTGCTCGTATATTTAATAATGTGTCAGAAGATGATGTAAATAGTTTTTTGAGTATATTTAAATTACAAGATTTTATATATAATAATGTAAAATATTCATCACCATATCAAGCATTTGAAGCAACACGATTAGAGACTCTAGATTATGGAGATTTACGCAATCAAATAATGAAATCTAAAAATATTAAATATATTAAAGTAATTGCTTCAAAAATTAAAAAGGCACTTCCAAATACAAAAGATATTTGGAGAGATATATTAATAAATTTTTACAAACAAAATCAAAATCAGATGAAATTATTATTAAATACTAAAAATACTATTTTAGTATTTGCGAATAACATTCCATATTTGGGAGGTATTGGATATGATGCTCCGGAGATATCCACCGATGATAATTCTTCGAAGGAGAATAAAGTACAATTATGGAATTCCATAATTGATCCAAAATTATGGAAAACATTAAAAATAAACGATGTTATTATTACTCCAAATATTGTTGGAAACACTTTAATGGACATACGAAATGAAATGAAAGAATCTATTTCAGAAGATCAAGAACAAATAGGTGGAGAAATCAAAGAATCTTATAGAACAGATGAAGAAAAAGAAATGAAAAAGAAAGCAGCAATTATAAATTATATGAAAAAGAAAAATTTAAAATAAATCTTATTGCACTGGATATGATTTTAATGTAGATTCATTTTCATCACAATTAACCTCTTTTGTAACATATTGATATTTTATACCATTATTATCAGTATAAATTTTATTATCATTTGGTTTGGGATAATCAATGATAATAACTTTTGGAACTTTATAGAAAAAAATTAATAATAATCCTGATATAATACCAATAATAAATGATATACCATATATTAATGTATAATTAATAGATTTAGTATTGAACATATATCTATAATAATAGAGATGTTTGAATTTTTAAAAAGTAAAAAATTTTATATATTATTTTATTTTTTAATTGGTATCTTTATTATTATTATATTTAAAAAAAAATGTATTGGTGATGATTGTGTAGAACATCATAATCCTAATATTGATGAAATTAATAAGACAACATATCAAATTGGTTCTAAATGTTATCAATTTAGAAGTACCACGGTAGATTAAAAGAAAATAAAAATATATAAAAAGCGTAAAATAAGAATATCTGAAATATAGAATATTCTTAAATGAGTGGGACACTATTAAGTGATTTAGATTCTAATAGCATGCCTAACATGTCAAATGATGATAATGCTGTTCAGAGAATTTTAAATGAGATGAATACGAGTCCATCTCAAGCAGTTCCTACACAGCAATTTCAACCACCGCAAGTTCAATCTCGCCAGCCTCCGGCGCCTCAAGTAATTCAAGCACCAAATCCAAATTCAACAATTCAGCATTCAATGGACAATATGCCTGCTACGGCACATATGATTGGGAATGAACATCCCACGAATGCTGATTTTGCTGCGATGATGTATGATGGAGGAAGACAGCAAGGAATACAAGGACAACAATGGCAACAAGGATCATATGCTCCCGCACAGCAAAGACAAATGCCTCAATATCCATCACCCGTATATAAAAATAATTGGTATTCAAATATTGCTTCTGAAGTTAAAACACCAGTTTTAGTATCTCTTTTATTTTTTGTATTTAGTCTTCCTTTTGTTTCAGTATTAATTTCTCATTATTTTCCATCATTTGTAAAAGGAACTGGAGAATTAACAACACTAGGACTTTTAATAAAATCAATTTTTGCTGGAGGGGCTTTTTGGGTTCTTCATAGAATTATTGCACCACTTTTGACTAGTTAGATTCCAAAGAATGTATAGAAATGAAGTTTCAGTTCAAAGAACAACAAATTTTAGTAGTCGTAACTATTATTTTAGGACTAGTTGATTTTTTTATGATACCTTTTAAAAGTTTATTAGTAACATCAATATTTGCTATAATTTTATTTATTCTAAGTAAATCATTATTCTTAGTTACTTTAGTATTTATATCACCTTTATTAATACAATTTGTCAATAAACTATTAAATGTACAGAAGCAAGGTTTTACAACAAATCCTACGGAGATTGCTACAAGAGTAAATGATATGAAACATAAATTCTCAAAAGGTGAGAATTTAAATCCAGAAACACCAACAAAGCCACAATTATATGTGGATGAATATTTTACTGATTTACTAGAAGTTTCTAAGAGAGTTGAAGATATTCAAAATCAAAATAAAGAATCTAAAAATTCTCAAGTCTCCGGCATTGTTGATAAAACACTACCTATTGGAGTAGCCTCTTTACAAGGTGTTACAACCACTCCGGCTTTCATGGAGCAATTTGAAAATATGGGAACAAATGTTAATACAAATACAAGAATATTTACTCCAAATGAACCAACTGTACCAGCATTAGGAACTATGGATAAATATCCTATACAGCATCCTGCTATTGAAAAATTAGATACGGATGGTGTAAATACAGCATTAATGAGAACAACAAATAATAATTCTACAAATACCTTGAAAGGTGTAGATATGAATGCCTCTACAATTTAGATAGTTCAATGGTAAGAAAACAAATACAACCCGGCGTATTATATATAATTTCTCCTTTAATTTTTTGCGGAGTAATTATACTTGGTTTAGTTGCGTTTATATTATATTTATTGTTTAAAGAAAATCCAAAATCATTATTACATAATTATGAAAGACATGTAATTCCACAAAAACAAGAACAAGTACAACCAATACAAATTAATGTTGAAAGAGGAGGTGATGATAGATATACTAGAGCACCAAAACCTCTTCGAAATTGGTTAAATACGGTTGATATGGATGGAAGTATTACTAATATTCCTGTTATAGCAACCCGAGGACTTCCAGAATCATATCAATCAATGGGAGTAGTAACAACATCATCTGGAGAATTATTACCATTATATGGTCGTCGCACAGCATCACGATCTGATAGATTTAATTATTATACTAGAACTGATACTAATAATCCAATCTCTCTTCCGATTAATCATAAAAGAAGAGATTGCCAAGATGATATTGGATGTGATGAATTATTTGATGGAGATAGTATTGAAATAGTTCCAACAAAACAAAAGGGTTCAGTAACAGTATATCGTTTCAATGGACCTACCTATATCCCTGGTTTGATATAGAAAGATGGGAATACAACAACGAAGTTGTCCTTCTAATGGAAATGTTTCATTTATAAAAACTACAATAAAAGATTTACAATCATTTTATAATTCTATTAAAAGCACACCAAATATATTTGCCGATTTTACTTCTAAAAATTCTATATCATCATATATAAATAATGATAGATCAAATGGAGAATTAACAGAATCTTCTAAATCAATGATTGTAACATATAATAATATAAAATATAATTTATTAAATGCTCAAATATGCTTACCTACACAAACAAGTTGGTTACTAAACTCTTCATCTTTATCTCCGACTCCAATAATAAATAAATTAGATTTTATTGTTACTCTGGAAACTACAATAGTTTCTCAACATCCTAGATTTGTTATAATGGTTGTTCCTTTACTTTTAGATCCAAATAGTCAAATTCAAAATGATAATGTATATTTAACAAATCTTGTTGGATATACTACGACAACACCATCATCTTTACAAAATATATTTAATAATTTAACAAATTATTTTTATTATACTACATGTTTGGAACCAACTGGAGATAATGCTTTTGTATATGTTAATATTGATGGAATTAAAATATCACCAGTATTGTACTATAATTTATTAGGATTATGGACAAATACTGATGTAAATATAATTATTTCTAATTTAGAAGAATCTATTAATCCAACATTTAAAGATACATTACAACATAATGTATTATCAACATCCGTTATACCAAATATAAATAGTAAATTTGAGAATTGGCCTAGATACGCCCCTCCTTATGATATTATACTAAATGTTACTAGTAGAAATATGAAATATAATATTGAATCATTTCAATCTGCTGGTTCAGACTCTATGGGAAGTAGTAGTAGTGGATTAGGTCCAAGTCCCGCACCAAGTCCCGCACCAAGTCCCGCACCAAGTCCCGCACCAAGTCCCGCACCAAATCCCGCACCAAATCCCGCACCAAATCCCGCATTAAGTCCCGCACCAAATCCCGCACCAAGTCCATTATTATCAATGGCAGCTATTTCATCAATGAAATGTGTTCCTCTTGATATGGATAGATCAATTGATTCAAATGGTAATATTAATTTTGATGCTGACGGAAATATATTATTGAGTTATGTTCAAGCGCAACGAGAAGCATTAAGA